GGGAATTTCCTGCTTGGGGACGCTTGGGGGAATCTCTTGACGTGGTGGTGTGGGCGGCAACGGCTGGCCGATGTACTCTCGGACAATCGGTTCGCCGCGATGGTCTCGCCGGTCTGCAACCATCAACTGCAAGATGAGGTTTTGCGTTTGCAGGATTTGTTGCTGCGTGGCGGCGATTTGGGCTATCGCGGCGCTGTTGTCGTTGTGAAAGAAGCATGTGTTTGTTTGGGCTTGCAGTGGCACCGTGAGGCCGATTAGGAGCAGGAGCGATACGCCTGTCTTCACGACGGTTCGGCTGTAGATGTACTTTCCAATGACGTAGGCGTCCACAATGAGCGCGAACACTTTGAGGATGGCATTGTGCATCACATCGGTGATTACCCCTTGGTCCTCTGTCGGCACCACGTCAAACAGCACCAGGCTGCTGATGGCGAGGGTTGCAAGGGTGATCCAAAATTCCGTGGTGGTGTATCCTGGCGTTTGTTGCATGTCGCACTCCTGCCGCAACTGCGGCTTTTAGTTATGGTCAGATCGGGCAGGCTGGCTCTTGTATGATTGGCTGCGGAGTTCCTGTTTTCGGAAGGAACCGCTTGATTTGGCTCAAAGGCCGATAGAGGCCGTGCGTCAAGCTGTAGCCCTGGCATACGCCTACTAATTTGCCTTCCAGGTTGAAGAGTGGTCCGCCGGAACGTCCGTGCCAAGGCTTTTCTTTGGTCTGAATGTGCTGTGTAGACACCTGGGTTATGGTCGTTCTGATTCGTTTTGCTGGCCAGCACATTTCGTCATATCCGCACGAGACTGCTTGGTGTGTGGTGATTTGCTCGGCCAGGTCGGCCACATAGGGCACTGGTCCGTACTCGATCCTGATGAGCGCCAGGTCGGCACGATAATCCCATTTGATAAAGCGTGGGTTCACCCGCCTGGTGCCAGGCTGTACCGCTGGAGCGTTGAGGTGGATTGGTGTTCCTGATTCGGGCTCACAATGCGCGCAGGTAAGTATCAGGCTCATGCCGAAGGACCATCGTTGTGATGGTCCTTCGGTGTGGATGAACGTTCCGGAGCACCCATGGCTGGGGATTTGAACTACTGCCATGTAGGCGCGATCCAGGGCGGGTCCGGCGCTGCTCTGTGTGCCCACACAGAGCAGCGCGGCGATAGCCAAGAAGGAAATGCGAATGGGGTGGGTCTTCATGGGTTTGGCTCCACGAAGTTATAGTGGGTTCTTGGCCAGGAGTGGTTTGATGAGTGTTAGAATTTCCGCGATTGGTAGTTTGTCAAGTCCGAATGGCAATGCAGCGTTGTCCTTGGGTGTAGGATACAACGCCTCATTGTCGTAGTTGTTGACCAAGTACCTGTAGAACTTCGCGTGCGTTACGGCGGTCTGCCTCGATTCGGCGTGCAGTGCAGCTGTTGTGTCGTCGGGGTCTACGGGCAAGCCTTCCGCAGGCGTATTGTCGCCTACGGTTGCGGTTGTAAGTTCCGCTGCGATCTGTAAGAGTAGGTCTTTCCTGGTCATGCTTTGGTCTCCGTGTGTCCGTTGCCATTCTTGAAAAGCCATGCTGTTGCTGCAGAACACAGCGAGATGAGGCCGCCCGCAAGAATCATCGTGACATCTTCGATGTGACCATCTAACTGGTCGATCACCAAGCTGATAGCCGTTACGCTGGTGATGCCAACGACGGAAGCAACAGCAACATAAAATTGCGCGGTAGTCTTCGGTGCCATGGGGTCACTCCTGGTTCACAAAATCCTACGCTGCTGCGTTACAGGTCAACCGTTGAGCTTCCCCAGGTGACAGCTTGGCGTTGCAGGTAGACGCGCTTTCGGTCGTAATCTGTGCCTCTCCCAAGCCGCTCCACGAATACCACGTCGAACCTTGTCCCGTTTCCGTCTGGGATATAAACGCTGTCGAAATTGGTTGGCGCTTGGACTGCGGCTACGTTGCCGTTAAACCCATCCCGAATATCTGTGGTGAGAGGCATGTCAGCGATGTGCGTCCAGTACAACGCTGGTTGCGTTCCGCCTACCATCAATGGCGAGGGGTTGGCGCTAAAACTGGGTATTAAGTTGATACTGACACCACTTGCAGCTGGCGGATCGGGTGGAACAACTCCTGTGCGATAGATGTTTCCGGTGGTTTTTCCAGGGTAATCGGCTTGACTGAATTCCGTAACAGGCATGAACTATGCTCGATGGTTGATGTAGGGTGCCAGAAGTCTTTGGATGTGATCTGGGATTCCGTGGATGGTTAATCCGCTGGTTCGGCTGACGTTGCCGGGAATCTGTTGCTGGGTGAGCCCCGGGTCTCGCATGGCCTGGTAGTACAAAGCGGCGGCCCATTCTGCGGTTGCCTCTTGAACAGATTCCGGTACGCTTTCAAACCCCGCAGTGTAGATGATTCGGTAGTTCCTTAAGCCTGTGGCCCACTTCTCGCTTATGATGTAGCCTTTGTTCGCGTCGATTCCGTAATCACCCAATTCTTCGGTGTGAAGTTTTAGGTTTGCGGTTTTGTTCATGCAGCCCAAGGCTCCTTGGATGGGCCTTAAATCCCTGGAGGGTAGGAGTTGATGAGCGGTCACTGCTTCCGCGCTCCATCCATTGCCGAGTGCGTTGATGGCGGTCGCAACCGCTGCCAGGGTGGCGTTGGCGCTCCAGGTGACGCTTGTGTCTATGGATTGCACGCCGGAAGCGGTTCGGATCAGGGTCAACCCTTCGGATGTTACTTGCACCGTCGCCCGCTGATTACTGGCACTGTTGTTGATGATCCGCAAGACTTCGTTGAGGGAGGTCGCTACGCGCTCGACACTGATGATCGGGTAGTTCCGCAGCACCATGATGTTGGCGCTAGGTCCGTCGTATTGCTCGTCATATTGCTGGACGATGAAGTCTCGCCTGCAAAACTTGCGGACGGCATCACTGGCAGCAGCTACTGCGTGGTCCAGCAAACGCCCTAGTGCTGCGGTCAGGGTTTGCGATTGCAGTGAGACTGCGGCACGGTCCCGACTGATCAGGATTTGGCTCATTAGGCAGTAACCTCTCTTTCGAGGATCAGCTCTCCCCGTGCCAGCACAATGCGGTTATCCGCGTCAGTTCGGCAGAGTTCCCAGACATATCCCTCGCCCGTTGCCAGGCCTGTGGTGACGGTCAAAGAACTGGTGTTGGCTTTTGCGATGGAGACCGTGAGAATGCCACGACCGGTATCGGTAAGGGTGATCCCAGAGCCTACGGTTTTGGTGAACTGCACCGCGCCTGCCAGTTTGATGGCAACGGTGAACGATACGGCCCAGCCCGCGATGGATCGCGGTCTGTCCATTGTGAACACCAAAGCCAAGTCTTGCGCCCGAATGATGCGGATTAACTGTTCTGGGGGCATATCGCCTACTCCCATCACAAAGGGCAGCACGCTCGGATAAGCACAGTGGAGTTGCATGGTGTTGTTGCTTTAGTTTTTCACGATGAAGCCGCGAATGATAGCGTCGATCTTTGCGGCTGTACTGGTCTTGAGTTTGGGATAGGTACCTTGGAGGCAGTAATGTGGTACGTTTAGTTGGAAGCCGCAGCCGCTGTTGATTGCAAAACTACTGCGCAAAATGCTTTCCCCATTATTTGGTGTGTTGTTGGCTCCATCAAACACCCATACGGTCATCGCTAGCTCGCAATGCAGGAAAATATCTGTGATAACTACTTGTTCGTTGGCTGCTAGCGTAACTGCCGTTTTGACTGTGGCTCCTTGGCTGCGGTACATTGTAAACCGTTGGCCTGTCTCGCTAAGCTCAGTGGCGTCAGTTGAAGTGAATTCGCCGTGAAATGGCTGCCCTTGCGCAATGCTGGTCATTTGCATTTCCTATCGCGTTTTTGCTTTAGTTTTTCACGATGAAACCGCGAATGGTAGCGTCAATCTGTCCTGCCTGATCGTTTACCACCTTCGGGTAGGTACCTTGTCGGCAGTAATGTGGTACGTTTAGGGTTAAGGCGTATCCGGTGTTTGCTGCAAATGATCCGAGCAAGATGCGTTCTCCTGCATCCGCTGTCTCGTTAGGTCCATCAAAAATCTCCACGTTTGCATTTGCAAGGACATGCACGTAAATATCCGTGATGACGACTTGTTCGTTTGCGGCTAAGGCCAATGCTGTTTTGACTGTGGCCCCTTTGTTTAGGTAGAGCGTGAACCGTTGGGATTCCTCATCCATTGTTGTGGCGTCTGGTGAACTGAATTCGCCGTGAAATGGGCGTCCGTGTGCAAAGCCAGTCATTTTATTCTCTCTGAGGAAGAAATAGGTGTCCAGCGAGCAGGCCGAGTCCAAAAACAATGAACAAATGAACCCATGGTGGGCTGTTCAGGAGCAAGCTGCTGATGGTGTGTTGGGGGCCATGTGCACCGATCAGGTAAATGTCATCGAACGCTAACGCTAGCAGCCACAACGTTAGAAAGGTCCAGGTTTGTTGATTGATGTGCATCTCAAAATCCACTTCCATAATGATTGAAGGTCGAGCAGTATTCTTTGAGCCTGTTGAGCACCCGTTCTAAGATCAATGTGTCTCGTAAACAGTGCTCGGCGATGTAGTCCATGGCCTCAACATCTCCGTCGAGGGCTGCGCGAATCCAAGTTTCTCCAGTGACGGGAGTTTTGTTCATTTCAATCCGAAGGTGTTCAGCTACTTTTTCCAGCGAGTTCCAGCTAAGTTTGAGATTGTTCCGGGCTAGCAACACGGGGTCGATCAGTTTTTTCTTAGGGAAGGGCGGCAAGCTCCAGCGCTCCATGCGGGAGCGTAAGAACGGCATGTCGAATTTGTGCCCGTTGTGGGCCACCAGGATGTCGTAGTTTTGCAATTCGGCGGCAATGGCCTTGGTGATGCTTTCGTCGTTGCTGCGGCCTTTACGCCATGACGGATAATCATCTCCGCGAAGCACGACTGGCTTCTTGCGGTCGGCTGGTTTTATGACTGCGCAAAGAATGACGCCAAAGTCTGCGTTGAGCGAAGAACATTCCAGGTCGAAACAGGCCGAAGTAATACCCATCAGTTCAGCCTCCAGCCGGGCCTGGCTTGCTCCAGGCCCGGCAGACTTTGCGGCGCGGTGCGTTATGCCACGATCTCATCGACACTGGCCAGGTCACTCCCGCTTGCCGGTTTGTGGCGCGCTCTGCCCAGGACTAGCAGCCCGAAGTCGCTGGTTGCTGTTCCAAGCGTCACTTCGGCGTTGAGGTAGCGATCACCAGCGGTCAGCTCTTCAGACTTGACGCAGACAACCACTTGCTTGTCACTGTCCGAGCCTGCTTGGGTCAGTTGGGTTATGCTCTTAACGGTGTTGCCGAATGTTCCGTTGGCACTGCCCGATTCAATGTCCATGTTTAGTGTGGCAGACGAACCGAGGGTTCCTGCCATCAGGATGAACATGACTTCCGACCAGAGCGTCATGTCGATGGTGTCGTTTTCGGTGCCATAGGTGTTGTACTCGCTTGCCGTGTAGGCATCAGGGTCGATACATGAAATCACGGCCCATTCTTCGTGTCCAAAGTTCATTAGGGTTGCTCCTTGAGATTAGGTTGCGATTGGGTCCAGGATGGCGCTCAAATCTTCCGTAATTACGCCGTAGTAGTTTTCAGCTAGTACCATTGCGGTGGCTGTGATGCCGTTGGCTTGAGCTGCTGCACCGCAGCACAGGTTTCGCACTACCATGCCGGTGGCGGCTGCGGCAAAATTGATGCACCCGTCTGTGGTGTTGGCGATGTTTCCAATGACGTTGTCCAGAACGCGGCAATAGGTAACAACACCTGCTCCTCCTATGGCCATCGTGCCCCAGTCGCCATGCAGTAGGTTGTTTCGGATCAGATGGCTATCGCCAGTTCCGGCGAAGTTGATGAAGTGTGTGTCTGCTGCGTCAGGGCAACGCGCCTCGCAGTTTTCCACGGTAATTCGGCTGGAGGTTGTGCTGGTTGCGTCCTGGATGCATATCAGGAAGTTCTCGTTGGTCGTTGGTTCGAGGAATCGGCATCGTCGGATGGTGAAGTCTGTTGCGTTGACGTCGATGCAAACCGCAATGTCCGCGAAAGACGCCTCAAACTGGAAACCTTCAATCGTGATGTTGGCAGCGTCAATGTCTACGTCGGCGGTTGCGGCACTGGTGAGGTCGATCTTTGGTTGCAATGTGCCGTTGCCAATACCTATGAGTGTGATGCCGGCAACATCGAGGTCTAAACCGCCTGCTGCGGAGACCGTCTCTACGTGCCCTGGTAGGGCGATAATCACGTCGCCCTGGTTGGCAGTGCATTGCCCGACAGCGTAATCGAGTGTGGCAAATGGAGCGTCCGGCGTTTGACCTTTGCCGGGCGTGTCGCCTTTGTTGGCGTGTGTGGAGTTGACGAAGAAGATGTTGCCAGGCGTGAAGCGTGGGTCGAGGATCAGGAGATCGCCGACCCCGCCTTGCTGTCGCGTTTGCAAGAATGGAGAGCGGGTCAAAGCCATAGTGTGTTCCTAAAAAAGGTTGAGCTGTCCTTTGGCGGGTGCGTTGCGTTTTCGAGTTTCGTGGGAATGCTTGCTACACTTCAGTGTGACGACGCCTCCCTGTCGTTTGTCGGTTGGCTTGGCGTATGAGTGGTGCAAATCCCCGCAGATTGGGCACTTGCACCACTCTTTCTTGAGGTTTTCCAAGGATTACCCCGCAGCTACGCCAACGAATGGACTCAGCGTGTTGGAGCCGTCCGCGAGCGTGAGCTTGTTGCTCATCCACGGCATACCGGCTACACGGGAAACTACTCGCCACGCGGTTTGATTTTTGTTGAAGATGAAGTGTGGCGAGAATGCCACTTCGATTTGTTTGCGATCTCCAATGACATACTTGGAGAAGTCCGCCAGAATGATGTCTCCCGCCGTGTTGAGGGACGGAAGTTTCTCGGTGACTTCTAGGGGCAAGCCGCCCAGAATGTATTGGGGCCGTTCGCGGGCGTTGTCTACAAAGAGCGTACTTCCTCCCGCGCCAGGAGCTTGCATTTGCAGTAGCTTTGCCAGCACCGTGGGATGGCAGGCCCAGCACGCGGCGCTGGTGTTCCAGTTAGGCAGCCAGCGTGCCAGGACGTTGGCGTAATCGCTCAGTGCGAAGGCGCTGGCAGCGCTGCGATCCACGGAGATGAATCCCGGCCAGTTCAGGATGCCTTGCGGCTGGCCAGCCCCGGTGCCACGGAGGAATGCGTAGTCGATGTACCAGCTGATGCCTTTGGCGAACAGCTGGTGGAGGAAGTCTTCTAGGCCACCCCAGTCTTCACTCAAGGTGTTGCTGACCGGAACGTACCCGCACAGTTCGTAGTTGGTCAGTTCGGCTTGCTGGAATACCGGGCTGTCTGCTGTGATTTGGGCTGCTTCTTCGGTCCATGCCATCGTCATACCGCCCAAGGTGGCTGTGTGGCCTGCACTTGGAGCGGTGGCGCTGTCCAGCATGTTGATCTTGGTGGTTCGCCCGCCTTGTCGAATCTTGAAAGCGCGATCCCAAACCACACTCATTTCGGTGACAAGCTGCATCAGTGAGGCGTATTGCTCGTCGGGGACGAGGTAGCCACCCAGGCTGCCGGTTTGCGTCACCATCGTGGACTTGGTGTCCCATTCCACAAACTTGCTGCCCATTTCCTCCAGGGCCTTCTGGTCGCCCAGCCGGACGGCGAGCAGGAATGCGCCCAAGGTCTTCTTGGGGTCGCCTCCGCTGTTGTTGTCGCCAAAGATGGCGGGCAGTTGGTTCTTGCGGCTCTTGGTCTGCGCGTCAGCGAATTGCTTCAATGCCTGGTCGATGCTGGTGGCGAGTGCTTGGTTCAGGCTGCCGAGCATCCCTTCCATCGCCTTGGCCAGCAGCGGAGCGAAGGGGTCAGCTTGGAGCGCTTCGGCGATGCCCTGCTGAATCAAGGCATTTGCGACCGGCTCATCTACGTCGATGCGAGCGCCGGCTTTGTTGCCGAAGTAGTCTTTCTTGAGCTGTACGAACATAGCTAGTTGAACCTCGGTGTTGTGATTCTTTGGGTCGAGGTCCGCTTCAGAGCGTTGGCTTGGGCTGCTTGGTGTCAGCCTCAGGCGTGAGCCTGGTCGGTTTCGCTGGGAATCATACGCGGCCTTGGATTCGGTCAAGGGCGTCCTGCACAGCTTTTTGGGTGAGTATCTTGATGTCAATGCTTTCAAAGCGACGTTGCAACGCCTTCTCAATCTCTTCGATTGGTGTAAATGGGAACTCGGCTGGCGCGGTGACGGAGAGGTCGATTCCGAATTCGGCTTCGATCAGCTTTATGGCTGGCGCGGGTAGTGTGTCGGCTGCCTTGCTGACTTGCTCCACCACGGAGGATTGATTCATCGGCAGGAAGCAGCAGGCGTATTCCAAGAGCAGCCATTCGTCGATGATAATGCCTGCGCTTGCCCACTCTGGCGAGGATTTGATTTCCTCTGGGGTTGGAGCGTGGGCCTTGATAGGAAGGAACCCGATAGATTTGCCCCTCATAAGGTCAGCACGGATGAGAGAGAATGCGTAGTCTGGCAACCACTCTTCGCCCGGGTAGTCGTCAGGCTTGCGTGGGTATTGCGTCTTGGCTTTGATGCCGATCATTTCTCCGTCTTTTCTCTTGGCTCGCCAAACGCTCTTTCCAACCGGCGGGCGGTGGTAGCTGTGCTGAAGTGTGACCAGCGGGTTTTTGGCGAAATGGGTGTCGTCCATTCCGGCGGCAATGACCACATCGCCCACGCGGTCTACGTCTTGAGTGGAAATCCAAGAAACATCTGTGCGGTCGCCTTGCAGGACTTCGGATGGGCCAAGCGTGACTACGGCTTTGCGGTATTGTAACGCAGCGTCTTTGGAGTGCTGTTTCAGCAGACTCTCAAGTTTTTGAGCTGCCTGGCTGGGCATGGGAAAGCCAAGCGGCCCTTCAGTTTCGCCGTAGAGAGGCAGGAATTTTTTCATAGTGGCTCCTTATTGTGCGTCTGGAATGTCCACGTTGTCGGTTTGAATGATTTGCACATTGGCGCGAGGCTGGTCGGCAGGAATCCAGTGGCCTGGAAGCCACGGCACGTAACCCCATTCGACTGGCGATTCACCTCTTCTGGCTCGTCGCTCGTTGATGGTGGTCACGCCAAACTTCAGGTCTTGCTCGTCCATTTTGAGCTGCATTTCCAGGTTTTCCGGCACAGGGTCCGGACTGGCAAAGAAGAGCCGCTTGGAAGTGTCGTATAGGGGTATCAGGGTGGCATTCAGGGTGTGATCTCTTCGCTGGAGGCAGGGGCGGATTTTCTTTCTCATGTGTACCGCTTCGCTGGCGTGTACGTTCGCCAGGTTCTGGTCGGGCGACAGTAGACTCATTGGTACGCCAAAGGCGTTGGCGATGTCGCGGATGGTGGCACCGTGTTCGGCGAGCGCCGCCATGTCCCCCATGCTGTGCTGGAGGACTTGGGTCTTCATTCCGTATTGAGCGACGACATACTTTCCATTTCCGCCTCGGGTGAATTTCTGCCGCAGTTGTTCTTCGAGTCGCTCGCGTTCCTCTTCTCCGATAAACTCTTCTGGGCTCATAATTGCGCTTGGAAGTCCAGCGTTATCCCAGGTGCTCCGCTTGAATGCGAGATACTCGCTTTGGTTGGCGGACGTTTCAAAGCACGCTTGGAGTGGAGCGAGGCCTGCTGTGTAGGGGTCTTTTGGGTCCGGGTAGCGAAAATGGATGATTCGCTCTGGAGGGAATCGTTGCGGTCTGCCTTGCACTGCATACTCGTAGTAATCGACTACGTTCATGCTGTTTGCAAGCCGAACAGGTTTGACGAGATGTGCTGCCAGCGGCCAGAATCCGCTTGGCACGTTAAATGGCCCTAGATCAATGAGCCAGATTGCGTAGCCGATGGCTTCTTGGTAGAGCGTTGTGAGTTCCCACAGGTCAAAGCTGGAGTGGATTGGGTTTGGTTTGTTGAGCGATTCTAGTGCTGGATGCTCGATTACTTCTTCGATTTGCGCGGACTTGGTGAGCCGTGGGTGGAGAAACGGGTTAGCGCGGATATTTTTTATGGCAAGGGGGTCGATTGCTTTGGTTGGACACTTGGGCTTTGCTTGGTGCTCGTCAGTTGCGACGTACAGTTTGGGCGGGAGCGAGGCGCAGACTGCGGAGTTGATGGCAATACAGGTGTACACTGTGTTTTTGAGTGCATCGAGCAGCTCAGTGTTGTTTGGCTTCCGGTGTTTGCGATAGGCGTCAATATGGTCCGTGCCGTTGGAGTATCCGCCAGCGTTTTGGAATTCTTTCCCAATGATCCATCGCGCCATGCGTTGCAAGGCGGTGGCTAGCTGTTTTCGCATGGTTAGTTCACTATGGTCCACAGGTTGGGGTCAGAAATTGCCGCTTTTTGCTTTTTCGCTGGCTTGGGCTTTTGCTCTCGAATCTTAGGGTTCGGTGGAACGCCTTTGGCGTTTCGGAAGCGTGCAATAAAGTGGCGATCTAGTTGGCTGACTAGGTATCGCAGCGCCCCCAAGGCGTGATTGTTCTCGTCGATTGGCTTTTCGGGTTCTGGGTGGAACTCTCGCTTGTCGGGGTATCGATAAAGTTTGGCTTCTTCGGTGAGATTGGGGCATCCAGGAGCGTAAATCTTTAGCCTGCCGGTTTCCATTCGGGCCGTGACAGCGGCGATGCCAGCTTTGATGTCGTTGTTGCCCTTCCATATATTTATGTCCGCAGCCCGGAACTCGGCGATTTCCGTCGGCCCGGCTGGGTCTGCGATCCAGTTGCAGTTGAGCTTTTTCAGGGCTTCTCGGTGTTCGTGGAGGGTGGTGTTGCGCTCGTATCGCTCGGCGTGAATGTAGAGGATGTCCGTGCTGTGGTCGTGAACGCCCCAGACGGCAGCAAATGGATTGCGCCAGCCCCAGTCAATCCCACCCAACTTTCGGCCTTCTGGGTTTGGCCAACGCTCGATGAGGCATTCCTCGAATCGCGGATAAACCCGCCCCGATACAGCAGTGAATTCGTTGAGGTATTCTTGGGCAAACACACTAGGCCCCAAGGCGCGGAATTCGTCTTGGAGGAATAGCTGGTTCATTCGAGGGCACAATGATTTGGTGACTTGGTTGTTTCTGACCTCGGCGGCAGGGGAGCTTATGCGCAGCCAATCGCCAGCACCGATCCATTCTCGATAGAAGAAGCCGCGTTGGCCGAACGGTGTGCTCAGCACCGCGATCTGTCCGTTGGAGATAGCCACCATTGGCCGTACGGCGTTGTATAGATCATCCGGCACCCGGCTGGCCTCGTCGATTATCAGCAGGTCTACAGCCGAGTAGCCTCGGATGGTGTCCTCCCGTCCTGGCAGGGAAATGACGCGGCTCTTGTTTTCACCCTCGCAGTACAGAATGGAGTCGTGTGTGAATTTGACTGGTGCGTTGATGGCGTAATGTGCGTCCAGGAAGCGGCGGAAACTTTCAGCAGCTTGGCGCTGGGTTTTGCTGAGGATGATTGTGGTTGAGCCCGGGAAGAAGTTGAAGCGGTGGCACGCTTTGACTCCCAGCACTGTCGTTTTGCCGTTCTGGCGATGACAGTTGAGAAGGATGTGCTTTTTGGTTTCGCGCAGGACTTGCTTCTGCCATTCATCGGGTGGCTTGCGCATGTCCACCATAATGGTCGTTGGGTCCAATGCGTAACGTAGCAAGCGTGCTGGTTCCATATGGAAATCTACGCAGCCAGCCGCCTTGCAATCCTCCGGAGTGCGGTTTTGATTGATCCGGCCACGCATTGGTGTGATACGCCACGGCGGGCAGCGATCTGGCGGAAACTCTCTCCGTGGATGTAGTGGCAAACCAGGTCGTGCTGCTGTGTATGCGTGGCGTGTCGGATGAGGTTGGTAAAGTCGCTTGGGTTGCGTTGGTTGGTTTCCGGTGCTGCTATGAGTCGCTCCGACTCGGTTGTCATGTGTGTGATGGTTGGCACTTCATGCTGCCGCGCTTTGTAGCAGTGCCGGAACCCTTGGGGCTGGAGTTGGTAGAACAACGCTTTACAGGCGTTTCTTACCGCAATGAAAGCGAGATGGCTGAAAGGGATGCCTCGGTCTGGTTGGTAGTTTCTCGCAGCGCGGATTAGGGCCATGCCGGCTTCTGATTGGAATTCGTCGGCCCATTGGTGGTCTCGTAATCGCCGGATGAACCTTTGGGCTATGGTTAAAGCCAAGGCGTAATGAGTCCTTGCCAATTCACGCTGCTGGTCGGTGAGCGGCGTTGGATTGAAACGCATGGTGTTTGCCTTTCTTCATGTAAACTTTCGCTCCTATTTTCAGCCGCATGAGCAGGTCGTTTTTGGCAACAGGATGGAAGAACTTGAGTGTGCAAAGTAGGCGTCGGAACTCTTCGTCATTCATCAGTCCTTTTGCTTTGTTGCAACCGGCGCAGGTGATGACCAAATTGGAAAGCTGGTGACTGCCGTTGCGCGAGACGGGGGTGACGTGATCCAGACTGAGAGTGGCAATCGTGAGCGGTGCGAGGCAGTAGTAGCATCCTGCTGTAAAGCCTGGGACTTGGCCTAGTGCTCGGTGGCATCTCTCGCGCAGCATGGTTAGGGTTAGAGGGAATGGTTTGTTTCCGGCGCGTTTTCGTTGTGTGAAATAGATACCCTTGGTCCTTTTGATGAACATGGTGTTTTGGGTTTTGTTCTCAAACCAGACAATACGTTTTTTTGCCATGTCAGCCCGTCTCCTTTTGGCCCCCTTGGCCCCCTTGGTGCTTTTGGGGAGCATGTCTCGCTAAAGTGGTAGGCGTCATTGGAGTTACGTTTACCGCTGAAGCGGGCCAACGCATGGAGAGATTGGCCCCCTTCGCTTGGCCCTCTTCGGTGTATGGCCCTCTTCGGCGGGTCGGTTGAAGGGTGCCAAAGTGGCGAAGGGGGCCAGACGAAGGGGGCCAAATTGTGTTGCACTTGGCCCCCTACGCAGCGTCGCTGCAAGATGTATCGTTGCTTGGACTTGTGGGGCTGTTGGTTGTTGTGTTTGCCGAAGGGTGCCAAGTGGGCCAAGGTAGTTCGGCGTCTGGTGGGCTGGGTAGCTTCCAGACCCAGTGGCCGTTGAACCCATCTTTGACTGTCTTGATGCCCAGTTTTGCCTTTGCGCGCTTCAGTGTGCGTTCGCTAATGCCTGATTGTTTGGCTTGGAGTTTGACCGCTTCGGCTGTTTTTGGGCCTTCGCTCAGGCAATCTTCTAGGAAGCTGATTGCTTCTTGGACAGCTCCCTGGTACTCCTCGGGTGCTTGTGGGGTAATGATTTCGTCCGCCGTGAGTTTGGAAGTTCCGCTCCAAAGTACGCGGGAGTAGCCGTTAGGTGTTCCTGTGAGGGTGAAGGTGAGTGCGGGCGGTTTGATGGCGACGTTGCTTTTGGAGCACGCTAAAATCCCTTGCTCCGACTGCTCAGGGTCTTGTGCAACCAAGAGCCCTACGCGAGCAGCCCCGATGATGCCGATGCTTCCGCCGCCTCGGTATATGGCTTTGGCACCACCCGCTTTGTTGAGATGCCTGAGGAGAATCATGGCGCATTGTGTGTGCTCCGCCATGGATTTGAATCGGTGCAAGGCCTTGCGTACTTCCTGGTCCTTGACGGCATCAAGTCCTTCGAGGTAGGCCATGAATGGGTCGATGATGAGCAGCTTGGCTTGGAGTTTCTTGACAATGGAGAAGATTGGCATCAGGTCTTGAGGGAGGGCGATCGGTCTGCGGCTGTTGGCGGTGCGCATTTCGTCTATGATGATGACTTTTGACAGGTCGGCTTGTGCGGCGTCGAGGCGAGGCCGGATTGTGTCGTGCTTGTCGTCTTCTGCTGAGAGGATGATGCTGGTGCCGATTGGTCCTTGGTAGCCATCCGGCATAACGCCGTGGGTGGAAAGGCGTGCAGCCAGGTCGATGAGGATTTGGCTCTTTCCTAACCCTGGGTCGCCATCCATGACGGTGATTTTTCCAAGCGGAATCCATGGTTTCCAAAGCCAATTGACTTCCCGTGCATCTACGCTGCTCATGCGTATTGCGCGTGCTTTGGGCTTGGTGTTTTTAGTCATGGCTTAGATGCCCGCCTGGTTGAGGATTTGTGCTGCTGCATCTCTGGCAATCCCTGCGCCTTGCTCTCGGTTGATTTCTTTGATGAACTGATCGAGCCATCGTCTTGTGGTGCATAGCAGCACCCCAACATAGATGGTTCGCAGCTTGATGCCGCGAAAACCCTTCTTGCTCCATCTGCGCAAGGCGTTGACGTGAATGTGTCCGCTTTTCCCTCGGCCGGGAAGGAATTTGGCAGCCTCTACGAGGGTGATGGGCCGATCGTAGGGTTCTTGGCAGTGGGTTTGTTGGGCTGGAGCGGTGAGGTTGTCGGGATTGAAAATCGTGAGTTCCGGCTGGTCCATGAGTTGCTCCTCTGTTTGCGCTAAGAAGTATAGGCGGGAAAGCCTACTGTGGAGCATAGTGTTAAGTTGTACAGTAAGCAACTAGAAAGCGCTATTTTTGTGACAGATTGACCTAAAAATGGTGCTTTGTGGTCATCCTAGCTGCTTGGCGATCGCAATGGCGATTTCCAGCTGTGCGTGTGCATATCGTTGGGTTATTTGTGCGCTGTTGTGCCCTAGGGATGCGCCGGCGTTTTGCAGCCCAGCTATTTCCATTGCTTGGATGGTTGTTGCCACGCTATGGCGTAGCTGGTGCGGGTGCCAGTGTGGCACTTGAGCTTTACTGCAAGCCTTGGCGATCTCATGATCGTAGGCGGTTACTGACCAAGGGTTCCCACGGTGGGTCAGAAAGATTGGTTCCGAATCCTGGCAGTTCGACTTCCTCCAAGAGAGAAGAAATTGAGACCGCCTCCCAAGCGGAATCATCCTCCACTTTCGTTTGAATTTTACTCGATAAATCCAGGGGTCGGTGTTGCTGTCAATGTCCCGCCAAGTCATTCGGCAGACTTCTCCGGGCCTCATTCCAGTCCATTGCTGTAGTCGTGCCAGGCAGGCTACGGTTGGTGATACGTGCTGTAGGGTTTGGTTGACGATCTCTTGAGGCACAGCTGTGACCGGCTTGGATTCAATGGCGTGTGATTCGCCCTCTCGGAGATGATGGAGGAGTTGCAGCTGCATCCAGAGCGTTGTTGGAATCAATTGTCGTTGCGCGGCCCAGTGAAAGAGGCGCTTGATGCGCCCAATGCGTTGATTGATGAGTTGCCTGGTGTGGCCACGACTGATCATGGCTTGGCGGATGGTTTCCAAACTGGCAATGCCGAACTGCGAGACCAACGCTTGCTCGTAGAGCTGTCTCAACTCTCGGAGAGAGTGGCGGATGTCTCGCAGTTCGGTTGGTGAGGCAGCGTATCGCTGCTCTGCCCATTGCCAGTAGGTGGCCATCACTTGCCCGATGGTGGACGGTGTGTCGTTTGTGAATCGGGGGCGTCCCTGGGCAATCCATTCGGCAATTTTGGATTCGTAGCGCTTTTTGGCTTCTGGTGTACGCCAGAAGCCGAAGTAAAAATCTTTTCCCCCGATTCTAGCGGTGGCTTGCCCGGTGGTGTGTCGGCGTAAACGCGGTACGCGCATGTGCGACTCCTGGCTGAAAAGGTGGTGATCTACCACTTTTTCGAGCTACAGCGCCGCACCCTTTCGGGGTCGCATCCTCGCGTCAGCATTGCCTTTGTGCGATTGAGGGCGTTGGGACTCGAACCCAAGACCTACGGATTAAAAGGACGCTGCGCTGTAGCTGAGAAAGTGCTTGCAGGCAAGAGTTTAGCTCGTTTTCGGTGCAAGTGCAAAGGTATTCAAGAATCGCGGTGGTTGGCTATGCCATGCGATCGCAAAGTGGTAGCAAGATGGTAGTCGTCACGCCGTTTTTCATGGGTGTTTTGGTGTGATTATCAGCAGCCTGGAGTGGCGTATAGCGGCACTAGGTTCCCGGCCCTACTGCTGGGGGACGGGACTCACAACAAGGTCAACGCTAAACAGCCCGCTCGCTTGTTGTGGGCGTGTCATGTCCACGCTGCTGCTGTTGTGGTGATGTTAGAACGGGATCGAACTGTCGGCTTCCGGTGCCTTGTGGAATTCAGGGCCTTCTTGGTTTGCTGGGGCGGCTGGTTTCCGGCGTGATTTTGCGGCTGGTGGCTTCACGGCGGGTCGGGCCACGCCGAAGAGCATATCCAGTCGCTTGGCGTCTTCCTGGGTGATCCGCTGGTTCGGGGTTCCGCTTCGCCTCGCATCCCAGTTCCATCGTTCCCGTTCCTTGCCCTGCCACACCTCGTAGGACAGCTTGGCATCGAACTCCATGCCGATGAGGTTGTAATGCCCCTCCACTTCCGACATGAGCCTGGTGAATGTGCCATGCTCGTAGCCAAAAAGCTGCCTGAGGTCTTCAAAGAAGCCGGCAACGGTCTTCTCGCTGATGCTCTTGTAGATGGTGCGCATATCGTCGGCACATGCAACCAGCTCGCCTGTTTGCGGGTCGTACTGCCCCAAGGGTTCAAACTGCAACTCGAATTGATCGGTGCCAGTTTTGGCTTTGGTGAAAGCTTGGCACGTTACACGGCATCGGTAAGTGCCGGGAAGAAACACTTTGTTCATAGTTTTCTCCTGCAGTTGGGTGTGTAGAAGTCCGTGTTGATCTTACGCTGCGATGTTGTCTTTGGTCCAGAAGTCCTCAGGGAAGGGTTCTCCGATCTTCTTGCATAGGTCGTGCAAGCAGCGAGCGAGCTTGTTGACTTTGCTGTTGAGCTGCTTGTTTGGGGAGATGGTTGCGTTTGGGCGATTTATGCCTATGCTTTTCATTGCTTGGGCGAGAGAGCGTTCGCATACTCCAAAGTCGCACAATGTTGAGGCGACCCTTGCTAGCTCGATGAGAGTTCGCTCTGTGGTCTCAAACTCCTTGCGATGAGTTTCGATCATCTTGCAGAGCTTGAAGTATCGTTCATGGCTGAGCCTGTTCTTCATCCTGGTCATTCTGTTTTCCTTGGAATGCAGCTTCGAGGTCTGCCCACGCCTGTGCAGGCGACTCGTTGCTGACGTAAATGATGTCTGAAAGGTTGTGCCGGTTTTTTGCTTCATGGGACGCAGATTGGGTGGTGTGAATGATTCGTTCGCGACCTCCTTTGGCTTTGGTTTTCTTCTTGGGATCGTTCTCCAGGGTCACGATGTTGTATTGCCCGAAGAGGATGGCATCGACACGCCCTTTGGTGACAGCCCATGTTTTCTTGTGCATTTCGGGGCCAAAGCATGTGTATTCTGGTCCCGCCGGGTTTGGTACCGCCATGATGCCTTGATGTGCCAGGCTTAGTACGGTCATGCCTTGGTCTCGAAGCCGGTTGAGGAGTTCTAGGAATCTCTCCCATTCCGGCACTGAGATGTCGTAGCCACGCTGGAAGGCGGTAAACCCTTTTTCTCCCCAGTTTCCGTCAAACTGGGTTCTGCAAATGTATTCAAAGCAGAGTCGTTCCAAGCCGTTGATGGTGTCCAGGACCAATGTTTGGCGATCATGGGTGTTGGTGAGCAAAAGCTGCACTGCCCATAGCACCTCTTCCCAGGATCGAGCGTCAGGTTGCAGGCTTTCGTCTCGTGGAAACTGAAGGTACGTCGCTTCTTGGATTACTTCGTTTTCCATGAGAGTGAGCAGTCCTGTTTCCCCTTTGCTCAAGAGGTAGACCGGGTTGGGTGCGTAAGCGGCGATCGAAGTTTTTCCCCATCCAGGAACCGCGTACAGAAGGATGTGGTTAGGCCGCTTGGTGGGTTTGCCCTTGCTGAGTATGGCATGGAGACTCTGCGGGCGTGCTGAAGTGCTGCCACCAAGCGGCGAGCGCGGCGTGGATGGCGCTGCCGAAGTCGAGCGGGTCGGCAGGCTGGGGCGTGACGAGGCCCTGGTGGTAACGGAAGTCGTACTTTTTGGGGCATTGCGCGTATGTGCTGATCGCGCTGTGTGTGAGGAGGTTGGCGGCTGGGATTCCAAGTTCGACGTGGTGTTCGGTGTGCTGGAACTTTTCGGCGTTTCCGGATCCGGCGCAGAGGTCGAGGTATTCGCATTCTCGGTGATAGGCGAAGCAGGCTTTGTCGTTGCGGCGGAAGTGTTGTCGTTTTGTTGCATCTGCGATCTCCTGGGCTTGTTGCCAAAGTTCTGTTGCGTAGGTGAAAATCTCTTCTTTGCTTCGGTGAATCAGCCTTCGCTGGAAATACCATTCGGGCCTCTCGCGGCAATCGAGCATTAAACGAATGCCGTACATTTCTGGTGTTTCCCGCTTCTCCTCGTCCATGCAAATGCGCTGGTAGCTTTCCGCGCTGATCGGGTGGCCTAAGTATTCGCTGTTCGTGCCCACACTGAGGACGGTGCCAGCGGTGAGCTTTTTGGGCTCAATGCTTGGCTTTCGGATGACATCGTAGAGGCACGTGTCAAGCTGCTGGCGGCCTTGCCATGCAGCTAGCATGTAGCCGCTGATCTGGGTGTCAATGCGTAGCCGCTTCCAGTAGGAAGAGTTTGGCTCAATGCTTTCAGAGCATGTTTTGTGCTCAACCAACACGGTTCCCGATGGCCCAACTGCGATGGCGTCGAACTTTCCTGCATGATTGAAACGCCTGCTTTTCCGCCCGGTGTTGGGGTTGAAAACGGGCAGCTCAAAGACTTCCTCGACTGTTTGTGTGGTCCACGGATGGTTGGTGGCCCATCGTTCGTGATAGCCTTGGATCAAGGCGCGGATGGTGTGATACCTTACTTGGTCGCGTTGTGGCGGTATGGCGGCAATGGCCGCTTCGAGCGCAGGATGCTTCATGTGTTCTCCGTGCCTGGTATTGCTTCAAAAGCGTCGCTGATGGCTTTGTGGAGCGCGTAAATGTGGCTGGTTGTTCCGCAGATGGTAAGTCTTCCATCCAGAGTGATTGCCCAGTTGTGATGGTTGCGGTGGATGGTGATCGTGTCGCGCGCCTGCATCCTGGCGAAGACGGGGCTAAGTTCGGTGTAATGGTGAGTTAGAATCACTTTGGCGCTCCTATCTGCTCCATGTGTTCTTCGAGGTATTGAACTTCAGACGCTAAGGCTTGTGATCGGGTGGGGAATGGGCCCAAGGTGGGCATTCCCACTGGGGTCAAGTCAGCGATCCACGACAAGCCGCATGGCTCGACATGGCTTGCGCGAGTGATGTGGCATTGGCCCAGCTCGGCGAAGGGCCATTCTTCGGTGTAAAGGCATCGGGCATTGCCTTCTTGGGTTACCAAGAGAATCACGCTTTCTCCTTCGCTTTGTGGATGGCGTCCTGGAGCTTCTTTAGGTCCAGGTGTGTCATCAAGGTGTCCCACTTGATTTCGTCGCAGGGATCACAGTCTGTTGCTTTAATTGCGACATCGACCATCTCACATACGGCCAGAAGTTCGTCTGCTGCTTCGTGGAGATTGCACAGCTCCACATAGTCATCTCTTGGCTCAGTTCCAGGCCTGATAGCTCGGCACTTGTTGCAGTTCACTGGTTCGCTCCTGTCAGAAGTTGCACCAAACATGCTCCGTCATTCTTCGTTTGGTCTTGCCGCTTGCTGCGTTGTTGGGCAGGTCGAAGATGTGCCGGTTCCACTGGTGCTTGTTGGCGTAGGTTTGGTAGAGGTCGCTGTAATATCCGCTCAGCAGAAACTTGCCTTGGATGCACTGCAGCGCGTCCAGTAAGCTTGCGTGCTGGGCTTTGGTCATTTCGTAGTGACCGTACTCTTTGGTGGTCTCCCTGGTTTCGTGCAAGTAGGGCGGGTCCAAGTAGAATAGTGTGTTGGGTCCGTCCTGCTGTCGGATGACTTCCAGGGCGGTTCGGTTCAGGATGACCACTCGTTTGAGCCTTGCGTGGACTTCTGGCAGACCTTCGATGGCGGTAAGCCAGGCGGCAGCTTGTTCGTTCATGCCTCGTCGGATGCGGTTCTTGGTGAGTGGTGCAAAGTTGGTCATTCGTCCCGCTAGGGATTGACGACATTCGATGAAGAAGTTGACGGCATCTTCCCATGATACTTCGGAGTGCCATATTGAGGGGCTTTTTCTGGCGCGCTCGTATTCCCATTCCGAAAATGGTGTCGCTTCAATGGTGCGTTTGAACCTGCTGTAGAGGACGTCCTCTTGCAGCACCCTCCAGAAGTTGGTGAGCCGGTCGTTCAGGTCGTTGGCGACCTCGCTCACTCCCCTGGGGTCTTTGGCGAGCATGACGGCCAGCGATCCAGCGTATGGCTCTACATAGTGCAGGTGAGGCGGCATGATGGCGACAATTCGGCTGGCCAGGTAGCGCTTCCCGCCCGGCCATTTGATAGGGCTGTTCATTGTATGTGCCTTTCTGGTGTTAGGCGGCAACCTCTTGGTCTTGAGGCATGATCAGCTTCCGCCGGGGTGCCTTGATGATCATGCCTTCCAGTTGCTGCGATACCTGGTTTAGGTTTTTCGCAATATCCGCCTTCAGCTCCTCGCTCTTTCGCAACATCTTAGGCGTAATGCCTTCCATGAGCACGCAAGCGTCTTGCACCAGCTTGTCAAGATCGGCGTTAGAATTGATGTTGAGCTTTTTGAATCGCCCAAAGAACTCTTGCATGTTGTTGATTGCACTATCTCGGAACACCTTTTTTTCGCCATTGGTGGTGAGCCGTTCCTGCAAGTGTTGGACCAGCTGGGCGAACTCCGATATGAACGCTTGTTCTGCGAGGGTGATTGCCTCTTGGAGTTTGACTTGAGCTTTCTTTACTTCGTTCTCGTAGATGGCTGGCGCGATCGTTGCCAAGTCGATTGGCGGCTCCACGCTGGGGAACTCCCAGGTGAAGCCAAATTGGCCCTGCAAGCTGGGCGGATAGTCCTCTGCGTTAAAGAGCGATCCCAGGTCTTCTTCTGCTTGGTTGCGAATTTGGAAGTAGTTCTGTTCGAGTTCTTTGACGGCCTCGTGCAGCTCGTTTTGGTATTGCTGCATGGTGGCGTCAAAGAACTCTATATCTTGCTTTCGGATCAACCTTAATCCTGGCTCTGGGTATGGAGTGGTCCACTTCTTCCAAAACCCAACCGCGTGCGTCTTGATTTTGCTGACGCTTCGCCATGCTGCCGTGCGCGTGTTAATCAGCTTCTTTCGTGCTGACAGCATGTTCTGGTCAGCATCAAAAGACTCTGCTGCTTGCTTGATCTGGTCGTGACTGAGCGCTCGTGTGGTTCCGAACCAGGTGATCTTGAGCCGGCACGCCGTAGCGGTGGCTTTGAGCTGTTCTGCGGTGGCTGTCACTGGTTTCTCCTAGTTACTGCTTGGAGCGAGTTGTTGGTTGGTCAGTTGCAGGGCTTGCTGCGTCAGCTTGATGAGCCAAATGGCTTCAGGTCGATCAATGACGATCTCGATTTTTCTGTGGTCTCTAACGTCGTAGAAGCGTAGGCCGATGCGCTTTTCTTTTGTGTGCAGGTTTTTTATTTCGCTCACCGCTTCGAGCGCGGCGGGGATGATTTCAGGCATGAGCAACCTTCCTTCGCGTGGCGGTTGATTTGGGCTTCTCGTAGGCTCGGCCTGTTTCTGCGTCCAGTGCGCGTGTGGTTGCCCAATCGCGAACCTTGGTGATTCGTTCCCGGGCCGCAATCGCGACTGGAATGATGTAGCTTGCTGCTTCCATGAGCGAAACATCCAGCAGCGTTGCCAGGCGGCAGCACGCGGCGATTTCAGCTCCAGTCCATTGCTCATCGTCTGGTAGGAGTTCTCTTGGTTTGCGGTCTGCAATCCCGGTGTTGTGTTCGTGAATGTTCCAAATGCGGGTCTTCTGTTCTTTGGTGGGCAGGTCCAAGAACCAGACGGCGTCAAACCGCTCTGCGCGGGTGAACGCTCCAGCGCTGAGGTTGGAGATGGCTTCAATGTCGTTGCACGTCATAATGGGATACACTTTGTTTTTGTGGTCGTTGAGCCATGTGAGGAGCGTGCCTAATTGGTCAGCTGAAACTCCGCTGTCTCCGCTGTGCGCCGCGTTTGCCCCAGCGAGGGCTTTTTCGATTTCGTCGAAAAACAGAATGCACGGCTCCATGGCGTCAGCAATCTTGAGTGCCTGTCGGGTTTTTTGCTCCGTCTCGCCAACGAGCGAGCCCTTCCATGACCCAATGTCGGCGATGAGCGTTGGCAGCCCTAGTGTGTTGCCCAGGCACTTGGCGAAGGCGCTTTTTCCCGTACCGGGGACTCCTATGAGTAGAATGCCGCGTGGTTGTGCCTTGGGATTGCTCAGTGATTTTATGGCGAACTGTTTGAGCCCTTCCATTCCTCCCAGCGTGTCTAGCTTGACGCCGTTGCGATGAAGCTGTAGGAGTCCACTTTTCTTCACTGTTCCTGACTTTATCTCCCAGATGGCTTCTGGGTCGAGCTTCTGCTTTCGCACTAAGGAGAGTGCAAACGCTCCTTCGGCTTCAAAGCGTGTGAGTCCTTTGGCTGCTCCGGCCACTTGAGCGACGTCCGGCTGCAGTTGTTTGTAGTTATTGCCCTCAATCAGGTTTGCAGCTATCCCTGCAATGGTTTGTTCGTCTGGCAGTTCATGCTCGACCACAACGAGATGCTTTTGTAACTCAACCGGAATGCTGGTGTGAGGAGCAAGAACGATGTGGATGTTGGTGTGTTGCTTGCCTTGGATGATGGAGTTGAAGAGCGCTTGCAACACCATGACGTTATCTAGCAACCTGTGCAGGTTGGTGTAGGTCGTAATGACGTCCTTGAGGTCCGTGCTGCTGTGAATGGCGCTAATCGGGTCTTTGCAGTCATGGTCGGTACTGAGTCCGTGGTCGATGTTCCATTTTCGGTAGTGGGTGTTGTTGGTTGCCGCAAGCTGTTCTATCTCTCGCTCCGCTTCTTCAGGCTCCACGGTGCAGACCCAGATGCCCGAGAATCCTGCGCAGATGAGTTCTGTGAGTCGTTTGGCGAGTGTCATTGGTTTACCCTTTGTCGCTGGCTTTGTGTTTGGCCCCACATTTCGCTGGTGGGTTGATCGTTGGTTTTGTATCCAAGCGCTTCCTCCAGGAAGCGTGATGCGTCTTGGCATGTTTGACCAGGAAACCCCATCGTGGCGATCTTCATCTCGCCGTTGGGCTGGATGATTACTTCGATGACTTTTGCTGACATCTGGTTGCTCCCTATCCTAGGCGTGAATTTGCAGTTTGACCGCTCCGCTGGGCAGCAGCTGTTCGGTGACGTAGTAGCCTTTTTTTTGCGCTTCCAGCTTGGTTTTTTCGATGGCGTAGGCGTGCTTGATGGTCTCGCCTCTCACACCGACTGCATGGCCTAGCTTTCCTTCCCACCAATCCCAGATTGGGATGTATTGATCTCCTCTCTGGAGTAGCCCGATTTCATAGGTGCATCCGGGCACCTTGATGGCGTGCGTACATTTGCCCAGCAGGGTGGGCATGAACTCCTTGCGCTGTTGCCTTGTCATCGCAAGCACCGCTTGGTATTCCTCTTCTGTTTCAAAGAGATGCCTTGGCACGGGTGAGTCGTCCGCCCAGTATCCGGCGTAGGTGTAGGATGTTTGGTTTTCCTTGAAGATCCAGCCGAGCCGGTCGCACATTTTCTTGACGGCTTTGAGGTCCTTGATCTGGATGTCGATGGCAACTACGTGAGACATGGCTTTCCTTTGGTGGTGAAAAAACGGCTCCCTCTGCGGAGTCGAACCGCAGAGACATCGCCCCTCGGTATGCGGGTAGGAGGATGGTTTAACCCTGACGGCGTGCGATCAGAAGCCGAATTGGTTAAGCTGCGGTTGTGAACCCCTTGGGGTAACGATCTGTGAGCTTTTCCTTGTTGCGTTCCATGATTCTGTCCATGCTGATCCCCAGGGTTGTGGCGGTCGCCACCAGGTAGAACAGCTGGTCGCCCAACTCTTCTTCGATGGCTGGGATGGAGAGCGGCTTGTTGTGAAAGACGTGCTTTTTGACATGCTCGACGGTTTCTCCGGCTTCACCGGCCATGCCGAGAGCCCAGTTGGTGAGCTGTTCGGCTGTGCTTAGTCCTGGCTTCATTCGGGAGCGAACGAAGGACTGATACTCGGTTGTGGTCATGCGATTCTCCTTACGGTTTCAAGTCTTCCAGCAAGAAATGCTACGCACTGAGCAACCTGGACATCGCTGGTATTTTTGGCCGCTCTGCCTGCGGCACGGGCGTGATAGTATAGCGCCATCAAGGCGATCGCGATGCCTTCGCGGCTGGTCAGCTCTTCACTGATACGATCGGCGATGTAGTCGAGTTGGTATCCGTTGTTGGCTGTCCATTCCATCCATATTTGTGTGGTGAAGTCGTACTCTCCAGGCAGGAATGGGCAGGGCGGCATTGGGTGGTAGTGCCGCTGGTGTAGGATCCATGCTCGTTGCAAGGCGTAGCAGAAGATTTGCACAAAGGTCTCGCAGTGGTTGTACCCAGCAATGGAGCTGTTGACGATCGGATTGAGGATTGCTCCTCCGATAGCGTAAACCCAGCTGGGGAGGCGCATCCTAAACATTCGTTTTCCTCCGGAAAGTGATAGTTCAGGCGTGGGATTCGCAGCGCTAAACGGGTTTCTAGGTCCATGCGCTCTGCTTCGATGCGCTCTAACTGCTTTGCGGCTTGGTGGAGTGTAACGTAACAGCGTGCTGGCGCTTCGCGTGCGAGTTCACGCAGCTGGTTGGCTATGTTGCAAACGTGTGGTCTCATAGTTCCATATTCCGAGTTGGCCGGGACATTGAATCCACTGTGTTTCAGGCCACCATTGTGGGTTGGTGAGCTGCCAGGCGAATCTCCCCGGGCTGAAGTTGCCCAGTTTGATTTCGCGTTCTTTCTCATCTATTTGGCGATGGCTGAATGCCTCTTCGGTTATGCAGTCTACTAACTCCACGGTGCCCAAGATGCAGCTTAGTGGCATATCTGCCATGCTGCGGAAATGCTTTTTCAACATGCTGCGCATTGGTTCCTGGAAGCACAGGGGAATGCCGTCTTTCATCCATCGTCGGGATGCGTGTATGGCGAGCAGGCCTCGGTAGCTGGTTGACCAGCTGCGAGTCTCATAGTGTTTTATGCCGGTGAGGATCAAGCTCGCATAGGGTTGCTGGACGGAGAGCACTTTCATGGTGTTCTTTCCTTTCGTCGGGCGATGATCAGTTCGCGCCAGAGCTGGTTGAGGATGGCCATGACGGTGATAAATGCTTTGTGGTATTCTTTTGCGTCGACCGGTATGGCTTTCATGTTGAAGCCGTTTTTCCAGTGTCGGAGACACCTGGGGGATTCGTCGTACATCCCGTATAGCTGTCCTAGCACACAGCAATTGGCTCTGCTCATGTCTAAGATTTCCAGGTCGATTTGTTTGTCCCAGCCGGGATAGATGGTGTCGAGCATCGTTGCACCATTGTGGACGCAGGTGTTGAGGTTCATCGCGTCATACTCCTTGACAAATGTGGGTTTTGGGATTTGGAAATCTGATACTTCGCGCGCTAGGGGGCGCCC